CTCGAAAGTATAGATGGTGGAAGCAGCAGACAGCGGGAAGTGCTTACGGGTACGGTCACAGAGGATGTTGATACTCCACTGTTCGTCAGCCTGCAAGACTGCTGACAGCGAAAGCGTATCAGACATGATCTGAGGCGCAGAAGTACGCGTATCTACGAAGCGGCATTCACAATAGACCTTGACACCATTCTGATGTGTGAAGTTCTTTCGGACATAGAGCAGATCACCCACCAGGTAATAGTCAGCCGTTGTGTCAGTTGTCGTTACCTGCGTATCATTGATATACCAGTATATCTGAGGCACGATGCTCTGCACATCCAGGTTCTCATCCACATCATAGATGGTATATTCCGCTTTCAGTCGGAGTGTGCCATCCGTCTGTTGCCCATGTGCATCGATGACCGGCGCAACAGTATGGTCCGGCAGCCACTCCTGGGTAGTCTGTCTATAGAACTGGAGCGACGACATGCCCCCCAGTATCACAATTTTCATGGCCGTGTTTAGCGGTCGGAAAGTCGTAGAGACAGCAAACGGTTGTGAGTTTTGGAGTTGTTTCATACTTTTGCTTTTAAGGAGCGGCTGGGCACAGTGGCCATTACTTAGGAAGAGCGAGCACGTCGTATTCAGCCAGCGACTTGATGACGTAATCGACGATGACCGACGGATTGATAGATATAGCCTTTCCCTGGGCATTGATAGCCAGCAGACGCGTTACGTCAGCGCCACTGTTGGTAGCAGTAGCCGATAGTGGCACATAAGTAGTAGCAGCATCGGCAGACTTCAAGAATGGAGATAGGTCGATCTGTCCCACCATGGGGTCCCATAGTGTACCGTTCCACACGTAGTTCGTGCCAGCGGGAATGTCACCATTCGCATCCACCACGTTATACATGTGACCCTTCTTCATGCCCGATGCAGGCAGATGAGCAAAGTCCTCCACCTGTCCCTCGTAAGAGATAGCAGCACCCAGGGCGATAATCTTAGCCAGCAGCTCTGCGATAGCCGCCTGCACCTGAGTTGCCACCAGTCCGACGATAGCCGTCAGGTTCACGTCAGCCGCCTGTCCCGACTTACCAGCATCAGAAACCGTCTCATCAATGATTTCGCGTACCTTTTCTTCATCGACTTCGCCACCACCGCCTTCGATAGCCGTTACCGTAGCCGATGCAGGTTTCTTGAATACCGACAAACGATACTGTTTGCCCTCTTCAGCCTTGGTAAAGTCGTAGCTGATTTCTTTGTAAGTAAAGAACGAATCTTTACGGATCCAGGAGTTGTTTTCTTGCAGCTCATCAATAGACACCACGTAGTAGCCTTCCTTGCTATAGGAGACAGCGATGGTGTTGTTACCCGTAAACTGGTCTGAGACGAATTTCGGGTGGACGTAGGAAAATTGCAGTTCAGTCATATACGGAAAGTTTTATTTTTAGGCAAAGATACGAAGAAGGGGTAACGAGGGTGGGACAAAAAATCCCAGCGGAGAGGCGCTGGGAGTGGTGGAAGCCCAGCCGAAAACGGCTGGGCACAATGACTAATCTCCAAGGGGAAGACACATGCCGGACATGTTGGCGAGGTGGTAGCGGCATCCGATGTATAGCGAGTCGAAAGCATCCGTGCCGTCTGTACGGTATTCGAGACGTACAGAATCATCCTCGCTTTCAGAGAGCTTTTCACCCGCTTTCCATTTGCGGAAGCCACGATAGGACATCTGCACCTCGGCAGTGGTGAGTGCCACAATCAGCGCCTCGTTATTTTCACGGTTGATGCGGATAGCCGGATAGATAGCCCCAGCCAAAGACTCGTTGATATCCTTATACTTCTGCTGATGTTCTACCGGCGCACCCATATCGATAGCACGGACGTTCCAGCCGTAGTTCGTCAGTTCAGATATTACAACATCCTTAAAGTCCTCGGCACCCTCCAAGGCATAGCCACGAAACTTAGCCGTTGCATCATAGAAAAATACTACCTCAGTATTTTTCTTCTGGTGAGGTTTATAGTAATGATGCCAGTCGGCCATCAGTTCACGCAACTTACGTTCGTACTTCACGTACATAGAAGACAGGACATTAAGGCACTCCTGATTGTCGCGTTTATACAGTTGGCCCGTGACTACCCAGTTGATGTTAGCATTGTAGTCGAGTGCGATATACAACGGCAGCGCATCCATCACGTCACCATCGAGTGTGCAATCCTTCAGGTTGCCCAATCCGTAGAAGTCAGGTGTCTCGTATTCCTCTTCAACGGCAGAACCGTTGAGCACACTCGTAGCCTTTTTCTTGGTGATGCTCTTATCGATGGCAGGGCAATCGTCGGGAATATAGCCATGAACATTCTCGATGTCGAGATTGGAGTAGAAGCCATCGTTAGACTTCTGTATCTTCTTATTAAGAATACTGATGGCGAACACGACCGGCGGAAGGTCACGCGCCATTCTCGCTATATAGGAATCACCAAGGATGTCTATATTATCGAGACTTGATGCCCTCCAAAAGCAGAACGCATTACACTGCAATTCCCGTATCTTACGCTGGTAGGGTTTCGACTCCGATATCATCATCATGTCGAAATCCTGTTCAGGAGTAATGAGATACTTATGGCAGAAAAGCAATTCCGCTTCATCAGGAGAAATCAGTTTATAGTTGACGGCCATTTCAAGCATGGCCTTATTGATGCGCTTGCCGTAGTTTGGCAAGATTTTAAACGGTCCCTCATGGTTGATCATCATCTTAGCCTTCGCCTGGATAGCAGCTATCTGTTCAGCCGGCAGGAGGATAGGCACACAGCCGTCACGCTTCGCATTACGGAGCAGTTCGTTTGCCCACATGACACGTTCGGCATAGTCAGTGAGCATGGCTTGTATCTCACGATACGTCTTATTCGCATAGGGACCCGTTTCAGGGTGCATATCCAGTTTGTCCTCTTCTTTCTCCAGCCAGTTACCCTTAGCCGTGAGCGAAGCATCAGAAGCGAAGAAAGTAGATTTAAAGAGCGGGTTAGAATCCGAGAAAGACGGGTCGCCCAACGGATGTACGATACCAGACAGTGCCGGCATGATTTCTCCGTCGATTTTCGCCTTAGACATAAACTTACACTCATCCGCCACGATACTGTTGGCCGTGATAGAGTTGGCCGAACCTGTGACTGCGAGTGAGATTAGTTGCCAGATAGTGCCATTAGCAAACCAGATGACGTTATCCCAAGTCTTAGGAGTGATGACAGGTTTCTGTACCCATCGTGGCGGTTTACCCCATCCAAAGTGCCGTCCCTCCTGAATATTGAAAAAACGCTCAATGGCCGCAATGGTTCCAGGGACAGTACGTGTATAGAGCTGTTTACGAGAGTTACCCAGCCACAGGTTAGTAGCACGAGGCATAGACTGACTGACACGATAGATACGAGGTCCTATGGAGCCGTCCGTCTTACCGAATCGTCGAGCAGCCAGCAGGCGCACATCCCTCGCATTCGAGTAGTAGATGCGCTGCTGCATTGCGTTCATATATACATCACGTCTTTCTGTGGCCATCCTTATAAGTTCTCGTCAAAGATATCCTTTTCAGGTTCTGGTTCAGGTTCCTCATCCGGCATCTGCCATGTGCCGTCAGAGTTTTGTATCATGTTGACCAACAACCGATACATCGCCTGTGATATTGATTTCAGCCTCCGGCATCTGTTCGGCAGCGTTCTCTTTCTCCTGGAAGTTGTTGTTGAGTTGCATCTTCAGGTCGGCACCAGACTTGACAGAACGCGGGTCGCCCATCTTCATTCCCTCACGTATGAGCCAGTCGGACGCATCCTGTACCTTAGCCTTCTCGATATTCTCCGTAGGCACGTCAAAGCGTCCGATGATATGGTTAAAGAGCGCCACATCATTGGATGTCTCAGTAGGAGTACGAGGCACACCAGGCCGGATATTCATGGCTTCGACATACTCTATTGCCCTGGCATCGCCATCTGCAGCCTTTTTGAGCAGGAGAGGGTATTCACGGGCAGCGATACGTCGCATGATGTCAGTGGCCCGTATCTGTTTGTCTTGCAGCCATATTTTGTACGCTTCATAGGCGAGGAGCGCACGAAAACGCTGATCGGGTGACATTATCATCTTTTCGATGGTGATGCCACCTAACAGCCAGCGTTCCACTTTATCAAAGTATTTTTCCGATGGTTTTGACATGATGAGAAGTGAGAAGTAAGAAGACCCAGCCGAGAACGGTTGGGCACGGTGGTTATTTATGACGGCGATGCAATCGCCTAACAATTAACGAAGCAGAGGACTAAGCCTTTTTTGAGGCATCCTTTTTGGCAGCCTTTTTTGCCGCTTCCTTTTCGGCTTTCTTAGCCTCGCGAGCCAGACGTTCAGCCTCCAATTTCGGTTTGATGTTCTTTTCGCAATCCTCCTTCTTCTCCGATAAGTTCCACCAGTTCGTTATAACGAGCAGTCATGGTCTCGATGCGCTTAGGTGTATTATCCTTATCCTTACGCTGGAGGTACTTGACGATATCATCGACCGCCTTTTTCTTGGCTTCTGCCTTTTCGCGAGCCTCCTTTTGTACGGGGTCGGACTCCTTAATCATTTCGATAACCTTAGCCTTGAAAGCCTCCTGGTTCTCCACCTTATCCCAATAGGGGCGAAGCGTAGTGCGGAGCGCCTTTGGATCGACCTTCTGAGCCTCGATAGACGCACGGAAAGCCGTGTCCTCTTTGAGACGTACATATACCGTGGCCATTTCGTCATCTACCCGTTCGTAGATACCCTCTACCTGTTTGGTGAGACGTATTGCTTCCTCAGAATACGGTGCCACCTCCTGTTCAGGTTTGCCAGCGACAGCCAAAGCCTTAGCCGTAGCATTCGCATTCTCCTGTCGAGTACGCAGGTCACGTATAGTCTCGATGGCCTGTGCCAAATCAGGTGACATGAGCCACTTCAACTGATCGAGGTGCAACATGGTACCACCACCCATAGAACCAGCCACCGTCTCAGGAGCGGCAGCGTCGATAGTGGGGATGTCGGCCTTTTTGCCGAATAGCGTTTCTTCAGCCGCTTCTTTCTCCTGACGTTCTTTCTCTGCAGCGACGGCACGAGCAGCAGCTTCCTCCTTAGTAGGACGGCCTACATGCGGAACGAGAAGAGCAGGGTCGGTGAGATCCACGGCAGGCACCGATGTCTTCAAGTCAGCGGTAATCTTATCCGCATAGCGACGGATGAGTTTTCTACGACCAGCATAGTCTTTGAAGCGCAGGGCCTCGTTGACGAAAGAGCGGAACAAAGGAAAAGCCGCAATAAGGTTCAATCCCTTCTCAATTTTCTCACGTATGCCTGACGTGATAACCCCCGCCTTTTCGATGGCAGGCAGATCTTCGGCATACCAGTTCTGGTAATCAGCGAGCCACGCTTTGCGTTCCTCTGCTGACATCTGAGTGAAATTTTTTGTTATCATAATACTTTTGTTTTTAAGACAGCGGCACATCCACTGCATACGGAATTAAGTTGATGCAAAAATAGGGGAAAATTTTTTGGAGGTGGGGACAAAAAAAAGCCCTACCGATTGAGGCAGGACCTTTTTATGAGGGGAAATCCTTAGATTATCCTGGATTTGCAGGAGTAGCAGAAGCCAGGAGTGAATCCCAACCATCTTCAGGAGCAGTGACATAGAGGTTGTCATACAATACACCATTGAGGTGGAACTCCAGTGTAGTCTGACGGTCATCAGAAGTAGCAGCGCCCGTGTCGGACTTAATACCACCCTGTTCAGCCTTTACGCGGCGGTTAGGATCGTACATAATCTGCGTGTCGCCGGTGTTGCCATCAGGAACGATGATACCGATATTCAGATTGTTCAATGCACGAGACAGCTCAGAGGTCTTCTTATTGACCGCCTCGATGATAGCATTGTAGGTGAGGTTATAGCCACCGTTGGGACCCTGGCTCTCACCTTGGATCTGCTGGCTCTCATCCTTCAGGTCGAACTTATAGAGACCCTTACCTGACTTGAACGTAGGCACAGAGTAAGTATTACCCGTCAATTTGAGTGGTGTGAGGAG